CATAACTTACCTCTTAGGCAATACGTATTACTGCAGTACTTGCACCTGCTGCTGGAAATTCTATAGTTAAATCACCTGCTGTAGCACTAACTGTACCACCAAAGTCAATTACACAAATTGCTTTGTTTGATGCAGAAGAGTTGTAAATAATACAACCATCTGCTGAAGTTGTTACGTTTGAAAACACTTCATCTGCAAAGTCTACTATTGCAGTTGTACCGTCTGTAGAAATGGCGGCACTGTCTAAGTTTTGCCCACCTGCAGAATAATTAGTACCACTAGCTTCGTCAGAGTTACCTGTAACATTTGAATAGTTAGTAGTAGCTGCATTATATGTTCCTGATGGTGAAGCTTTAATAAGTGCAAGTTTAATTGTATGAGTATCTAAATCATGGGTTCCACCCAAAAGCTCACTTTTAAAACTTGTACACATCGCTGTTGTTATACCCATTTTAAATCCTCTTAAAAATCTACGCAGTATTCCATTTTAGTTACTTCTAATACTGCATCTTTATCTTGCCAAGTTGGAACATAAACACATTCTATTTGCTTATACCCATTTTCTTTAGCGTAGTTAAACCTATTATTTCCTATAGCACAACGATACTTAAAATCTACATCTACAGGTTTAGTAGGGTCTTGTCTATATGGTTGTTCTTCAGCATAACGTAGAAAGGTTTTTTGTGACCAAACTATTGGGGGCCAAAGCATACCATTTTCATCTATTGATTTTTTAATAGCAGCTAAAAAATTTCTATCTGTTAAAGCAGCATCATCCATTCTGGCATATACTTCATCCAGATTAAATATTTTAATATCCCAACTAGATAATTTATTTTTAGCTTTAAGTATCATTTAGATGTTCTAAAGGGGCCACTTAAAAAGCAGCCCCTAAAGTTATTTTATGCTAGTAGATCACGATCTACTTCAGCAGCACCACCTGCGGCAACATGTGCAGTATTTTCGTTACCTATTGGACTTATATCCATAAGTAAAGCAAAAATACGAATCTTGCCTTCGTTTGGAGCAGTTGATGTAGCTTGTAGCTCAAGATCAAGCGTGTCAGCAGCACCTAGTAAAACAGGTACAGAAGCTGTAGATGCAGGAGTAAGGTAACCAACACCTGATGACAAGATAGCCGAGTCATCATCAATGTCTGCACCAGCTATGTACTGATCTACGTCTGATAAACCTAAGTTTACGGTATTACCATCAGCGCCAGATTGAACTGTAGTAATCATTTCAGCACCTGCATACAATACACATGTATCAGCAGGTATAGTTATCGCTTGCACGATGTCACCTGCAGATAATGAGTTGATAGCAGAGTTTGAAAAGTCTAGAGTTGTTTGCACCATGTATGGAGACTTTTTAGGGTTCCCAGAACCTCTAGCACTTACAACTAATGAAGAAACTGTAGCCATTGTTTATTCCTCCCTACGCTGCATTATACTTGGCATTAACAAGAGCTTCTGGACGAAGAATCTTTCTGCCATATAGATGCATACCACGAACAATGTCAGCAAAGCTGTCAGGGTCACGATATGTTTCTGTTTTATTGATTTGCTCCGCAGTTGCGACAGCAGAATCATGTCCAGCTACGATTACACCGTAGTTGGCGTTTTGGTTTGCAGAACCAGTTGTACCTGGGCCTGTACCAACGGCTGGCAAGTTGCTTGAAGTATAAACACGGAAACCATGAAAGTTATTCAAAACAAGACCATTACGCATACCACCAGATTCACCGAAGTCTGCGTTGAAAAGACGTGAGTCTTCATCACGAAGAATTTCCATGAACACTGGGTCTACAACAATCCAACGTCCTTGTGTATCAACTTGTTGTTGATCCAACAAACGAGCCATTCTAGCTACAACCATTGATGGTGAAGCTGTGGCAGTTGGAAGTGCAGTAGCACCTGGCATACGTGCTGCTAGTGGAATTGAGTGATCCCCAGCAGAGGTAGTTGTAATATTGCCAAAGTCGCCTTTCTTTAACTGCATGCTTGAAAGCAATTCGTTAGAGCCAGCAGTAGATACAGCTTTTGAACCATTTACTTGGTCATTAGCTGTGTCTGCTTGTGAGTGCAGAGATGACTGTTTAAAACCTGCTAGGTAACCAAGAACTTCTTGGTCATGCTGATCAGCTAAACGGTAAGCTGCACGGTTAGTTGCAAGATCCATGAAGTTGACATGTGAGTGTGCTTCTTCGATGTCATCAATTTTAAAAGCAAAGTAGTTTGCTTTGTCGATGACAAGAGAGAAGTCCTCATCGTCTAGATCTTGTGCAGAAACAGTAGTTCCACGAGCATAGCTGCTCACAGAAATTTCTGGTTCTTTGATGATTTTCACTGTATCACCTTGAGCAGCAATCTCTCCGAAATAATCAGAGTTTGTGATATCACCAGTAACAGTACTCTTGCGGAAAGCAAGCTGTACTTTTTTCGAGTAAATTACGGAACTAAAATTACCATTAGGTAAGTTACCGTGACCCGATGCGGATGTAAAAGCCATGATAAATCCTCCTGTTATTTGGCTTTGGGTTACAAAGCTAAACGTACATTAAAGAGGCTGAATATTTTCTAGGGTGCAATCTAGTAAAGATTCGCCAATCAATACTAGTTGGGCCTGTACTTACTCAGGTGATTCTTGTTAGTTTAGACTTTCTTAAAGGTTAGCATAGAGGTAGTCTGAATGAGGCTCTGTTTGCTATGACCTTAGTTATATTAACAAATTTAAATTTGTCAACATCTTTTATCTGGCAGTGCCAGAAATATCGTAAATAAACTTATTTGCCCTAAGAGCTTCGTTTATTTTATCTTGATTTTTCTCAAAATCTTTAGTAGACATCTTAGCTACATCAGATTCTTTAATGTAACTTCCAGCTTCATCAGCATCTACAGATGTCTTGGTTCTTTTTGTAACAACAGAAGCAGCAGCTTTTTTATTTGCTTTCTTATCTGTTTTAGTTATTTTGTGATCTATCTTATATAAATCAATAACTCTTACTACAGAAGCAGGATCATCTGCATTTTCATACAAAGCATCTTGAACCCACTTAGGTTGTTCTTCTGCCCAGTTATGAAACTTATCTGCAGCTTTTAACTCATCAAAGTCAGGATGCTCCTGTCTTATCTCTGCTTCTAGTTCTATACGTTTAGCTTCGCTTTGTACTTCATCTATTTCTTGAAGTCTTTTCTCTGCTTTACTAAACATTTCTTGTGCTTTTTTAGCAGCAATAGTTTCTACTATACCTGCAACATCTGGATATTTCTTTGACCATTCAGCAATATCTTCATCAGATTTAGGTGGAGTAACAGAGGTATTCTCTAACCTATTCTCAAGAGCTTCAAGTCTTTCTTTCCACTCTTTTTCCTTTTCACCCATATGGCGTCTTAAATCACCATAACGTTTTTTAAAAGATTTTTCTTCTGCAGATAGCGTTTCTTCTTTAGCTTCTGTATGGGCCTCTTTCTCTTCGGTAACTTCTTCTTTAGATTCAGTTTCACCACGTTGTTGGGCTTCAAGCTCTGCAATCTCCTTTTCTTCGTCTTCCATTCGTTGTTGTCGTTTGGCGTAGTTAGATCCACGTTCAACAAATCCTGCAGTTTTTGGGGTTTCAATTTCTGCTAGTTCAGGCATAGTATTTCTCCTTTTATGTTGGGGTCAGCCGTAGCTGAGTAGCCTTATCGTTATCAGTATAGGGTAGCCTTATCGTTATCAGTATAGGATAGGGTTAATAGGTTGTACAACTTATTTTTTCTTTTTCTTAGACATTAAGCCGCCTTTATCCATTCCTCTTGGATCACCTTCTTCTTTGGCTTTTTGTTTTGCAGTTTTACTTGCACTTGATGGTGCTGATGCTCTACCAATTTCAGCAATACTTTTACCAGTTTTCTTACTTTCTGCTTTAATAGCATCAGCTCTTTTACGAGTATCAGCCATCATTTTTTCTAAATTACTTTTACTCTCATCACTTCTTTGTCTACGTAAAGCATCTGTTTCAGTTCCAGTATCACCATCTTTTTTAAAAGTTGTGCTTGTTGAAACTCCTTTAAGTTTAGAAGTATCAATATATTCAGGTTTTGGTTTTGTTGGTTGTTTCTCTTTTATATTACCACCAAGTTCTTCTAAGAAATCTAATTTACCATCTTTATTTTTATCAAAGTTACCCATACCACTAGTTGTAAACATTCTACCAGAAGCTATAGAGTCTGCAATTTTTCTATTAACATTATTATCATCTATGTACTTATCAATCTTAGCTTCCATAGCAGAAATTTCTTCATCACTGTATTTAGCTTTACCATTAACTTCCGTAACTTTAGCCATAGCTACTGTTGCTCTAGCTTTGGCAACATTACTTAAATGTCCAATACTGCCAACTGCTTTAAAGATAGGCATGTTGGATAATATTCCACCGATCATACTTTGATCTTCTTGTTGTGCTCCCAATAAACCATCGAGATAACCTGAAGGGTCACTTACATCTATACCTTCATACCAAGGTTTTGGTTCTGGTGCTGTAGTCCCTGGACCATCGTCATCACTGCCACCACCACCTCTTTGTGGTGCGACATAATTAGGATCTATAACACACATAGTTCCATTCCACATCATTCCTTCAGGGCATCCACCTGGTGGTTCTTGTGGAGCTTGTGGTGGGCCATACCCTGGAGTACCACCTGATCCTGGATATATGTATGGTGCATTCATCCCAACAGTCATAGCCCCTGGGGTAGCATATGCTGGTACATAAGGTTGTTGATAAGGATTAGTAACCATACTAGAATCATAGTAACCTCTTACTTCTCCACCTTCACTTAAAGCAGTTGCTTGTGAGGTCATTTCTTGACTCATAGCATCAAGATTTCTTTCGTCACCTACTAAGCTTTGTAAAAATTCAAATTCTTCAGAACTTAAATCCTCATCCATAGATCTAGCAGGAGTA